CAAGTGCATCTGGCGTTAAAGTTACAATTTCATCGTGCACTGTAAGTATTAACTTAGACTCCTTAGGAATCATTTGATGAGCACGAATCATAGCAAGTTTAATAATGTCTGCAGCGGTTCCTTGAATACGCGTGTTGAACGCCTGTCGCTCAGCGCTAGCCCTAAAGCCCATTTGCTTAGAGTTAATATCAGGAAGGTAACGTCGACGCTTCATGATAGTAGTTACAAAACCCTTATTTCTAGAAAGGCCAATAACCTTAGCACGGTACTTTGCCACAGAAGAAAACTTCTCTGAAAAGTCTGTAAGCAAGTTCTTTGCCTCAGTTACTGAACAACCAATAGAACGCGCAATCTTGTCAGGGCCTACTCCGTAAGCCATAGCAAGAACAAGCACCTTACCTGCTTTGCGGTCTACGCCCATAGTGTCACCTACTGTTGTGTAAATGTCCCCACCGTCTAGGTAGTTCTTAACCATAATAGGGTCTTCCGACATAGCGGCAATAACACGAGGCTCAATCTGGCTGTAGTCCGCCACTACAAGCTTGTACCCTTCTGGAGCACAGAACAAGTTACGGATAGATTTACCGTGCGCTGTGTGAGGCGCTGGTACGTTTTGAAGGTTTGGGTTGCGGCTAGAGAACCGACCAGTCTCCGCGCCCCATTGAACAAAGTCACCATAGATACGCCCGTTTACTAGCATTGAGTCTCGCATCTCGGTCTTTGATTTACCTCCAACAGTTTTAGTAATCTCCCCGCCTAAGTAGGGGATTACGTAGGTGCTGAGTAACTTATTTAAATCAGCGTACCCAAGAAGCGCGTTGACTAACTCGTCCTTCTCACGGTAAGGCTCAAGAGCCTCTGCCGATACTGAGTAGTCTTTATAGTCAAGGGCGCTTTCTTCTTTTTGAGAACCTTTACCAGTTAAAAGCTGTGGGCGTAGCCCACGGCAACCTTCGGCCTTTGGGCCGTAAAGTATGTACTGCTTCTCATTGTTAGAGTTAATATTGAACGGCTGACCAGCAATACGATAGATATTAGACTTAACTTCTTCAATCTCTATAATCAACTTGTCGTATAGAACCTGCAACTCCGCCGTATCAATAGGAGCGCCAGTCAACTTCATATCGCAAAGAACACGAAGGACATCCATCTCCAACTGCATAACGGTGTCTACGTCAGCAGCTGTTAACTTTGGTACAAGCACTTTCCATAGTAGAAACGTGTACTTAGCATCTAAGTATGAGTACTTAGCCACATCACTAAATGAATACAGCTCTACTTGGTGGCCTATACCCTTTTCCATACTGTAGCCAAGTTCGCGTTGCAAGCAGTCGTCAAGGCCAAGTCGCCCCTTGTTCTTGTTGTCATACAAGAAAGACGCCATCAAGGTATCAAAGTAAGGGCCAATAGGAACCTCGCCACCGTAGTACTTAGCCACTGAACTGAGGTCAAAGACTAAATTATGGCCTATAGTTAATTTACTATCGTTAAATAATAATGGCTTTAAAGCCTTAAACACCTCTGCTGGAAATAACTGCACAGGCGCCTCATCAAATACTTTAATTGCTTTCTTCTTGTCGCGTGAGTAATCCAACTCTCGTGCTGGTAGCCCAGCAGCAACGCGCTTTTCACCTTGCCCAGTTAATGGGAAAGACTCAGATACAAACTCTCCGTGAGGGTGGCCCATAGGAATCACGTCGCCACGACCATGCGTAGCAAAACTAATCCATAGGACTTCGTTTACAGCAGGAGTACCGCGGTTATCTCCAACGGTTTCTACGTCAAATGCAAACGCGTCTTGCTTGAGATAGTACGCAACCATCTCATCTAATTGCTCTTTTGTTGTAATAATATTCAAGTTATGTCCCTTATAGAGCCGAAAGGCTAGAGCCAGGGGATATCGACCCTAGCCCTTCAGCGACCTAGTTGTTTAGAGAAGTGAAGCAGCGACTGCTTCTAGTTCTTCCCAAGTTGGCTCCTTGATAATGGAGCGCTCAAATGGCACCATCTCAGCAATTGCTTTTTCAATTGCCTCTTCATCTGTAATGCCCCAATCCTCAGCGAGGTCGCGTGGCTTAACAGGGTTGATGTGGTACACAGTTGATTGCATCTTGCCTGTACGACTAATCGCCCAGTAGTTCTTTGTTAGAGGACCAGCAGGTGAGAAGTGTGCGGCATGCAGGGACTTGTAGAGACGTGGACTTGCAATAAGCATTTGACGCTGTGGGCCACCAGGCGCACTTAGGTTAGCGATTGTAAATGCCTTCTTGTCTTCAGGCTTGCTTCCAAGCTTTACGCACAATGGGTCATTAGCACCAAGAGAAACGAATGAACGCTTACCTGATGTAATTTGTGATAGGAAGTGTTGCTTGTAGATAGCGAACGGGCCATCTTGGTCAAGGAACTTGATTACTTGGAACTCTCCATCGTTGAACTTAAACTCAACTGGATATCCGCCTGCTGGTGCAGATGCTTTATCTGCGGCATCCCAACCAGATAAGATGTTGTTGCTTGTGCTCTGGGCTGGGCGGTCTGTAATTGCTGTGTTTGAGAATTCGTCGTTTTCAACAACGTACTCAGCTGTTCTGTCTACTGCCATTTGTTTTTATCCTTTTATTTTAGTTTGTTTTATTTTATTTTATTTTAGTTTCGTCTGCTCGGATTTGATTCCAAGCCTCGGCAATCTCATTGCTGAGTTGTCGGTGTGCAGACCATTCTACACGCTTTGTGTAGAGAAGTCCAGCCGAATCAAACAACGAAACCGTCCTCTCCACCATGGCCCTAGAATACAATCTATGGCCTTGATGGTCTTCCCCGTTTTTGTTCTTCTTAGCGGGAAGTCTATATGGGGAGGCTGGTAGGTAGCCCTCCTTTATCCAGGTGCGGATAGTGATAACTGGTCTGCCCAAAGCACCTGCTAACCCGCCAATAGAAAACAACTCTAACTCTGTTCCGTTAGGTAATGTCTTCTTAGTAGGTTTTGCATCCCACGCAACGTCAGGTGTTATCTCTGGAGGCTTAACAACTTTTTCTTTGCGCTTTCGCTTACTACCTGGGTAGTACGTGTCAAGGTCTTCAAACAGCCTATCAATCTCGTCTGACATTATTTATCCAGTAAAAACGCGTAACTGATTTTAGATGGGAACATTGCATCAATGTCTTCTTCTGTTAAATAGTTTTCATAGAAAGCCGCCATGATAGCGCCTTCATCAATAGTAGGAACCATCTTAATACAAGTATCTTTAATACCTTTTTTAGTGAGGATGTCTTCTGCTACGTCCATGTTAAGTGACTTAGAAACACGGCGTTGACGAGTAAGTGTTACATCACCAATAGTTTCATCTTCAACTGTTAGTACGCGATGCCCTCTATCGTCTGCTTCAGCAGCATCTACAACTTCAATAAGTCGTTGTTTAATTTCGTTTTGACGTTTTGTAAGTACATCAAGCTCATCTTTAAGCATGAGGTATTGACGAATATTATTTTTAAGTTCTTTGTCTTCCACAGTATCCCCTTTGTATTTGCACCCAACAGTAATCGTTGGGCAAGGGGCTGTCAACTTATCTTGCGAGCCTCAGAAGCTTTGTAACTACGGTAGCCAGTCTTCTTTGGGTTCATGCTCCCAGGTTTCTTAAATCCAGAACCCTTAGGCATAGTCTCTTGACGCCACTTTAAAGCAGCGGCAACCTTGTCTCTGTGCTTGCTCATTCTGCTTTTAAATAGTCTTCTAAAGCTTTAATAATAACGCTAGTGACTGTAACCTTTTGCTGCTTAGCCTTACGTTGTACGGAAAGCCAAAGGTCGTCAGGTACGCGGATAGTACGCGTAGGGGTTTTAGGTGCGTTAGGCATCCTATAATTATACGATAGTGGCCTCTAAGAACTGCTTTAAACTGCCCGTAGTCATAGCAATTCCGCCATCCTCATCTATGCCCTCTCCATCAATAATGGCGTTGGCTAAAGCTGTTTTCTGCTGTAGAGCCTCATGCTGGCGCTCTTCAATAGACCCAGCGACCAGAAGGTCCTGAATGACGATTGAGGGCCAGGTAGACGAAGCTCTTTTAATACGACCGTTTCTTTGGGTAGCTCCTCCAGAAGACCAAGGTAAGTCATAGTTAATTAATAGATTAGCTGCTGGTAGGTCCACGCCGTAGCCACCAGCGTCAGAGCTAATAAGAACACGGACGTCAGGACGGGTGTTAAACGCAATCTTATTATCTTCTTTAGTTTTAGCGTCAAGCTTTCCAGAGTATAGGCGGCATTGGTCTGGCCCAAGCGCCTCTGCAATCTTGTCAAGCATGTCGACGTAGGTAGCAAAGATAACCACCTTATTGGCCTCGTTCTGCTCAAGAAACTCTTTAACGTACTGAACAAGGTAGTCAAGTTTAGGTGAGGTTGTAACCCCATCAAGGTGACCAGCGTCTACCAACCCAGCAGCATAGGAGGAGCCCTCTCCACCCATCAGTTTAAACTTCTCGGCGCTAGTCCGTAGTAAGTCAGGATGAGAGCAAAGCATCTTTAGACACCCAATCTTAGACATAATCTTTCCACGGATTTCATCTTCTGGGCCGCCACGCGAGGATGCGTATCCATAATGAGATAACACATTAAAAGAAGAGCCAAACAAAGCCACAGCCTCGTCTAAATCAAATAGTAAGTCCTCAGTAATCTTGGTGTTAAGCTTTGAGCTTTTTCTATCAAGGGTTAGTTTGACTGGCTCTTTATGAATAGAGTCTGGAAGGTACGGAGCAACATCTGGGTCTTTTTGTGCTTTACGCACAGACGCCTCTTTCATCTTTGTGTGTAAAGAAGATAGGTTTCTATAGCTCTGAACCCCGCCCCAGCTATTGCGAACAATAAAGGCGGTATCAAAGATGTCAAAACGACCAAGAACATTTGCATCAACAAACTGCATGATTGAATAAAGCTCTTCGGGCTTACCGTTTTCAATAGGTGTACCAGTAAGTGCAAAACGATAAGGAGAGTTAATTAACTTCTTTACTGCTTTAGAGCGTTTTGATTTGAAAGATTTGATGGCGGTTGCTTCATCAAGGACAACGAAGCCACGTGGGAGCTGTCGTACTTTGTCCCAGTCGTTAACAATTTGCTCATAGTTAAGGATAATGTAATCAACGCCCGAATTCCGCCAGTCCATAGCTTCGGCGTATTGTTCGGCGCGTTTCTTTGGCGTTCCGTCAATAACCAAAGCTTTTGAAGTTCCATTTGTAAATTTCTCAATCTGGTTTGCCCATTGGTATTTTAAAGATGACAAACAGATTATAAGGCCTGGCTCTTTAATACGTGACTCATCCATAAGGCGCTCTATTGCCGCAATAGTGAGGACGGTCTTTCCCAACCCAAGGTCGTAGGCCACAAGCATGCGAGCACGTTCGCACATGCGGTCCACGGCCTCAGGTTGGTAAGGCAATAAGGTACCAGTAAAAGTCACTCTTCTTTTCTCCAATGAATAAAAGACTTAATATAGACCGCAGCATACGCCAAAGCCATTGCAATAAAACCATACTGGTCAGTCACTAAAGCGTAGGCAATCCAGAGGCATTCGTTGATGCAAAGGATAAGCCATCCCCAAATAGTCTTACGACCAACAAGAAAAATACCTGTAACCCCAATAACAGCAAGGAGCCAAGACCAGTATTGCATCATAAAAACTGCCTCATGCGGGTTTGTAGCAAAGTCATAAGGTCATCGACAGAGCCATTATTTACAAAAATCTGGTCAACTTTGTAGCCGTCCATAGCAGTTTCAGAGATGTGCTCGTTAACCGCCTCAACACCAAGCCTTTTAACGCGCCAAATTTGGCCACCTAAAGATTTAATAGCGTCTGCTTCATTTGGAAACCTAACGTCAGTAATAACAATCTTGTCACCCTCTGACACCCCAGCTAAACCTTGAGATACCCAAAACTGGTCATTAAATATAGTACGAGCGCCTACCCCTAGAGTTTGAAGAAGGTTTCTAAGTTCGGGGAACTCTACTTTAGCTCTGTCCCAACCGTACGCGTCAACAACACCTTTAACTCTATATTCATCTTTTACTAAAGGGTTCATTTCATACACCAGTTTACGGATAGGGTCAGCAAACGCCCTATTCTCATACTTGTGAAGGCCAATAAGCATTCCAGCCAAAGTGTCTTTGCCTGACTGCGCGTAACCTGTGAGTCCAATAATCATGCCGATACTCCTCGTAATTGATGACGTGCAGTAGATAAACCTGTCAAAGCCTCTGACCTGCTCATGCCGCCTACGTCTTTTAAATCAATACCGCTGTAGTTGAAGAACCAGCACTCTACACCCATCTGCTTACACATTTCCAGTAGAGCTTGCGAAGACGCTTTACCTGCGTCGTCATTGTCCATAGCAAAAATAATCCTATCGGCGCCACGTATAAGATTGAACTGGGCGGCAGACACTATGGCTCCATAGGTAGCAACGCCCCCCTCAATACCGATAGAACTAAGACGAACCACATCCAATGGAGACTCAACAACAATCATGTCTCCACCCTTGTAGTTCTCGTATCCAAATAAACTTCCACTCTTCTTTACCTTTACAGGTTTATTATTAAAGTAACGGGTAGAGAAGCCCTTCTCCTGCCATCCTAATAGCTTTCCAGTCATTGGGTCTCTAATAGGGATAATCCAGTTACCAGCGCGCTCATCCCATAAAAGACCATAGTAACGCGCCGCGTTACTAGTCAATCCACGAGCTTCAAGTGCCTCGTCTGGTACCTGTGTGTAAGCAGACAGCATTGACTCGGTAACAACTGTTACATCCTCAATAGGCTTGCGCTTTATAGCGTTAGTCAATCGGCTAAAGCGAGCAGTAAGACTAGCGGCAGAGCCTAACCAATCTCCAACCTTTGAGTACTCAATATCTTGGATGTAACTTACTAGTGAGTAAACGTTCCCTTTCCAACCGCAAGAAAAACAAATGAAAGCTCCTGAGTCAGCGTTAATCCACCACGATGGGTTGTGGTCTACGTGCCCTGTGCGCTGTTCGTGAGCGGCACAGTAACCGTTAATCTCGTCTCCGCGGGTATCTAATACCTCAATGCCAAGGCGAGATAACGTATCGGTCATCTCTTCTAATGTCATAGGTCATCATCACTAATCTCACGGAAGTGTCCTGTGTTCCAGTCCCACATCAAAGACACTTCGCTTAGGCCACCGTTACGGCTAGCCACAACGCGAAGCAAACGAGTGTCGTCTACGTTTTCGTCTTCTCGCTGTAGACCAAAGATAACGTCCGCGTCTTGGTGGAATGATGATGAGTAACCAATAGAGTCAGCAGTTACCTGACCCTTCTTCATCTTCCAAGTAAGAGCCTGTGTAGAAATAACAATTGGCTTGTTAATCTTCTGCGCCAAACGCTTTAGGGAACGAGTGATATTGGTGATTGCCTGTGGAGTGTTTGATTCACCAGTCTGCTCATCAATCATCAAGTATGTACCATCAATGAACACAATGTCTGGGTTCTTGCTCTGCACCTTACTTGCTACAGCTCCCACAGTTTGACCGCCTGAAGAGTCCACGAACCAGAAGCGTTCACGCATATTCTCAATGCCTTCAACGACCTTGAAGTAGCGAGTCTCCTCATCTCCAGCCAAAGTACCTGTCATAAGGCGTCGGTGTGAGATGCGAGCGCGCATAGCGTAGTAGCGAGACTTCTGCTCTGCGTTGCTCATCTCAAATGACATAAACATAGGAACCTTGCCGTCTAAG